TCGTTCTCCATACGTTTTGCAAGGTCATTGTTGAGATTCATCGCAAAGTCCAGACCCTGAAGGACTCCGCAAAGCCTGCGGTACTCACCTTCGGACAACGTGCCCTGAGTGATGCCGTTAATGATTGAAGCGCGGTATTCCTCAAGCTTTGAATTGAGGTACCGGATACCTGAGTCGTAACTCATACGTTACTTAGGTTCCTTGACGGGTTGCGGGCGAGCCAGTACGGCTCGTTTGTGTGCAATGTCGGCCCCCATGCGGTTGCCTTCAATTTGCATTTGTGAGTTTTGCGTATCGGTGTGTTTCTGCAACTCCACCGCCGTACGGATCTGATTCTCTTGGGCACGAAGCTGCAACTCTGCTTCCTTAATCTGCATGTCCTGCTGCTGCTTCTGCGCCTTGAGCTGTGCGTCGGTCTGGTCCTTCTGGGCCTTACGCTGCACGTCGGACTGCTTGATCTGAAGCTCCTGCTGCTGCATCTGAATGAGCGGGTCCTGCTGCTGTTGCTGAGCCTGCTGCGCTTGGGCCTCAGCCATGTCCTTCTGCAAGAGCTTGCCTGCGGCCTGCGCAGCCAACTGCGCAATCTGCGCCTCGACCTCGGGGGGCAACTGCGGGGCGTCCTCATCCTTCGAGTCATCTGCCGGAGGCGGCAACTGAGCACCGAGCATCTTCTCGATGTTGGCGCGATACTGGAACGCGGTGTGCTCCATGATGTGCGCCTGCGCAGCAGCAATTAGCGCCTGACCTTGCGGGTTCTGCCCCATCGACGCTGCAATCTTGGGGTCTTGCAAGAACGATGTATGCACAGCCAAGTGTGCGTCGTGGTCTTGAATGATGAACGCCTTGACTGGCTTGCCGTTGAGGATCGCCATGTTCTCAGACACCGGATCAACCGGCTTCATGTCATCCACAATCGGCACCAGCTTGCTAGCGTTCTTAACGCCCAACGTCTCGATCATCTGCCGGTGCAAGTACGGCAAGTCATAGATCTGCGGGGCACCCTGTGCCAACTGCATGACCGCCTGATACTGCATAACCTTCTGCGACATAGTTGCCGCGTTGGGGTCAGAGACTGGGATGACATCCACGTTGTCGTAGTCAGACTTCTTGGCTGACCTGTTCCCCACCTCGGGCTGGTAGTCGTAGTCTTCCGGGGTGTTGTCACGGATGATGGATGCAAGGAGCTTGAACTCCTGCTTCATCGTGTAGTGGATGCGAGCCTGTACAGCCGACATCACCTTGAGCACGCGCTCAAGGATCGCAAGCGTTGTGCCCACCGGGGCCTGTGCGGACATGTCCGACACATTCAAATCAGCAACCGCCGCGAAACGTCGGCCATCGTCCACGATCTTGTCCATCAACATGGAAAGAGTCTGGCTAGGCTCCTTGTACGGCAGGGGCAGGATGTTGTCGCGGATTGCACCGCTGGGCACATCTACGTCGCGCCACTCTCCGGGGGAGATAGGGGTGTCGTCTCCTTTGATACGCAGGCCGCGTGACTTGAGACCACCCGGCAAATTGCTAAGAGTTCCTGCATCGACAAGTTGACGAAGAAGGCTGGTGGCGGCTCGGGCGTGCCCACCGATGAGGTGGATGAGGCCAAAGTAGTAAAAGCCGAAGCCGGGGATGTACCCGTAGTGCACAAAGTGCTGGCGTCGGGCTTTGAGATCGTCATCTTCTTTCCAGTTACGGCGTACGGCAAGAACAGTGCCGGTGCCTTTCTCAATCGTTACAACATAGGGCAGCGCAAGGCCGGTCTCATTGTTGTCCTTATCAACGTCCGGGTACTTGGGCAGATCGACATTGACGTGCATCTCAAGTAGTTGGAACCGATCATCAATTGAGCTTGTGAAGCCCTGATCCACGGCCTTCTGCTTCTCCACCTCGTCCATGACCCGCATGGGCTCGCCAAGGTCGATGTCACGGTAAAAGCCTGCGTATTGCAGCCGCTCCAGCTCATGCTTGGTCTTACGCATGCGATGCGTAACACGATCTGCCGACTCAAGGTTCATCGCACCATAGGGCACAACAATGTCTTCAGCAGCGATGTACACCGCTGTCTGACGGTCCAATGAAGGGTCGAAGTAGATCTTCTTAAACGCATTGCCCGACAGCGCAAGGCTGAGCAGCAACCGCTCATGCTCGGGGCGGTACTCCTTCATCACCTCGGTGAGCTCGTAGTTCATGTCGTCCTGAACGCGGACGGCAGACTCTTTCTTCTCCGTGGTCTCCTTACCAATGATCTTGGCCTTGACCGGACCTGCGGCGGGGAAAGTCTCCATGATCGCTTCAGACTGGAACTTGACCGCGCTCTCCATCAGCAACGGGTGATACACACCGCATGCACCGGGCCACGGCTCTGTGCGCTCGTCATACTTGAGGCCCAGCAACTGCAAACCCTTGACGTAGGTGTCAAGCCAGTCCTTGCGCGAGGAGATATCCGCGTCGTAGTCAGCCAGCAAGTCGGAGGCCAAACTCTGCAAGTCTGACTCACTCATAAACTCCGCAAGGTTGTCATCGAAGTCCTCTGCACGAGGCTCATCTTTGCCTAGCTCAATCATCATGCCATCGATGCCGATGCGTACGGCCTCGGGGTCTTCAATCTCAATCTGGACACCCGGTCCAGCCTCGTCCATACCCTGCGGGGCTTCGTAGAGAGACTTGTCGATTGCCATCAGTAGTACCCCTGCATGCGATTGCGATGCTGCTTAAATATCTTCACCGGCTCGGGCTCATCTGACGGGAGCTTCAAGAAGCCACCCTGCCGAAACCGCATCAGGGCAAGTGTCATACTATCCACCAAGTCGTCGTTGCGCCCTGCGGGAAAGTCGTTACACTCTTCTATAACTTCCATAGCCCACCTCATATCGGGGGCCCAGACAATGCCGGAACTAAACAGATCAGAGACTGAATTGACTCGGGAGATCTTGTCCTGCCCCTTACCGGGGGTGAACTCGCTGATTGGTATGCCCATGCGCCGCATCTCTTGGTAGAGCGCAGCACCGTTGGACTTCTTCTCAACGATGAAACTGTCAGGCTCCCACTCTTTATACTCCTCCAATACTAAAGCTTTAAGGTCTGGGAACTCAAGGCGTTTCTTGATGGCGTTCAATAAGATGATGTTGTGGGATTGTGTCTCCTCATTGAAGAAGATCCCCCACGTTGTCAGGGCGTTGTAGTCGGCACGGTTGTTAGCTTCTTGGGCGGCGTCTAGCGCCATGATAATGAACTGACAGTTGGGCGGGTCATCCTCCTCCCAAACCTGCCACCACTCGCGTTTGAGCAGTGCCCCCTCTTCTGCCGTGGGCTCCTGCATGTACTGGGCCTGCCAATACCGAGGGTCCATGCCTGCTTTTTTGGACAAAAGCTCATCAATTGACCAGAAATCTGGCCATAACGGCTTCTCGTTGAGGATGGCGGGGAACTCCACCACTTCCCACTGGTCGGCATCGTCGTTCTTGGTCATGTGGTTGATTAGCTGCCCCGTCAGGTCCAACTTAGACCAGCGAGTCATCACCACAATGATCGCGCCACCGGGCATCAGTCGCTGTAACGGGCCTGACTGGAACCACTCCCACGCCGGTTCAAACACATCCGCACGATTCTGCTTGGCATCCTGCTCAGAGTGCGGATCATCAATGATAAAAAGGTCAGCGCCGCGTCCAGCAAGAGCGCCACCCACGCCAATAGCAAAATACTCACCGTTAGAGTTAGTCCCCCAACGAGAAGCAGACTTCGAGTCAGCTTGGAGCTCAACGTCTGGGAAAATATCATGGTATGGCTCACTTCCTACAAGGTTTCGGACCCGTCGACCAAAGTTAACTGCCAGATCGGCAGTATGGGAGGCCATGATGACCTTTTTGTGCGGAAATTTGCCCAAGAACCATGCCGGAGCTAGGTAGGAGATCATCTCTGACTTGCCATGGCGGGGGGCAATGTTCACGATCACCCGTTTTTTCACCCCATTTGCAAT